TCGGTGCTTTGCAGGCAAAATTTGAAGATTTAAGAGAAGCTACTGATGCATTATCAGATGCAGATAAACTTCTCAACCAATTTACTATAGAACATAATAATGACATAATTGCTCAAAATAATTTCATAAGAGAAAATACAGAAGGAAAAGTAGATAATACTAGAGCAACGAATGAACAAGTTATTGCCAATAATAGATTAAGAGATGCTTATGCAAACTTGAGCAAATTTTTGAAAGAAACTTTAGATTTTTACAAAGAATTGGGAAAGGTTGTAGAAGTTGAAGACAAATTGCCAGAGTTTATAGAAAAAGTTAACGGGGCTTTAAGGGAAAGAAATAAGTTGGTAAAACAAGGTGGTAACGCTTTTGAAGAAGGATTAGTTAAAATTGGATTTCAAACTAAAGCTTTAGATTCAATGATGTTGGGGGCTATGAGAATGGCCAATGGTTTTCTCAATGCCAACCTTAAGACAACAGATAGTCTACTTAATCTTTCAGATGTTTTTGGAAAAGCTATTGAAGATGATTATGAATCCTTATTTTTGTCGGTCGGTAATCGAACAGAGACCTTTGACAAATACATCCGCGGGGTAAGAGAAGATTATCTTAAATTGTTTGAGGAAGGAAAAATCACTCCTGAGGCTTTAGGGAGTGTAGATGCACTTATCCAAAATTTAACAAGTATGAATAGACTTGTTAGAGAAGGTGGGGTTTCATTGTCAGAAACTTTCAATAAAGAAAATCTTAACGAATATTTAGAAGCTCAAAGAGAGGTATCAGTCGCTGAAGGGAAAATTGGTTTTGAAATAGACAAAACTACCGGTAAAGTTATTCAAGCAACTGCTGATAGAAAAAATTATAGTAAAAACCTTCAAACAATTGCAGTTTTTGAATCTGAAATATACAAAAAAACCGTTGATGGTTTAGAAGATATAAGAAGAGCAAGTAATGAAAACTTCAAAGCAACTGTTATACGAGCTCAAGAAGAAAAAAGAATAACTTCTGACCAAGCACAAACCCTACTCTCCCAAGCGGATGTACTATCAAAAAGTGAAATTGAACGTACCAATTTAATTAATAGAATTGCAGAACAAAGAGTTGAGTCCGTCAGAAAACAAGTCACTGGTACTCAGAAAGAACTTGATAGGATTAGAAAATATAATTTTGAATTCACCCGTGATATTGAAAATGCTGAAGAGATTTCTGCTGCGGCAATAACCACTCTTATAGAAAAAAATACAGGAGATTTCTTAGAGGCGATTGAAAGAAGGGCAAGATTTGCTATTACTAACTCTCAAAAAATTGCTCAAGCAGATAGATTATTGCAAGCCCGTTTATTAGATTCGACAAAATTTACAGAAGAGGAAAAAATTAGAATCTATGAGGCAACTTATCAATACCAAAAAGAAATTAGTGACAAAAGTAGAAAAGATATCACAAAAAATATTGAAGAGTTCTTTAGAATTGCTCAACAGGCACTTAATGCATATCAAGAATATGTCGATAGAGCTCGGGAGCTTGCCATAGAAAGAATCAATATTGAGGAAACTGAAAAACTACGTCAATTAGAATTTGCATATTCTCAGGGGTTGGTATTAGAGAAAACATATCAACAGAAAAGACTCGAATTGATAGAAGAATATACTGCTCGAAGAAATGCTGTTGAGAAGAAAAGTAGAATCAAACAACTTCAATTAGATAGACTTCAAGCAATTGCAAATGTCGCTGTAGGTGTAACCAAATCAATTGAACAAGGTGGTATCTTCGGACTTATTACAGGTGCTATTGTTGCCGCAGCAGGTGCTGCAGAAATAAGTATTATTTCTCAACAAATTAGTTTAGCCCAATCACTTAAAAAAGGTGGTTGGATTAAAGCTCAAGAAGGTTTGATGGTACAAGGACCAAGTCATGAAAATGGCGGTGTAAAATTCCAAAATGGAGGTTACGAATTAGAAGGTGGAGAAGCTGTTATCAACAGGGTTTCAGCAAGAAATTATCAAGGTTTACTCTCCCAAATCAATCAGAGTGGTGGTGGAAGACCATTGGTATCGAGTTTTGACGACTCAAGGATTGTAGATGCAATTGCAAAACAGAGAATGGAACCCATCAGAGCTTATGTAATTGAACAAGATATAACAAGAAAACAGGCAATTAACAAAAAGTTGGACCAGTTGTCTCGCTTTTAATATTTATCATTATGTTGAAAATTATCAAATTAGACATTGACGAGAATTTATCGGGAGATACTCGCGTCGAAGAAATAGCATTAGTTTTAGAGCCAGCCGTTGAGGTAGATTTCGTGTATTTTGGTAGAGAAGATTTTGAATCTTACACAGACTATCCGAAATCTGCACAGAGAGCCGCTTGTAGAGCAAAAAAATTCTACACTGAAAAAGGTAATCCAAATGATTGTCTTACAGCTGTAGGTGTCGCAAGAATGAATCAATTGTGTAAAGGAGACCCCCTCTCTGAAAAAACTATTTCCAGGATGGCTTCGTTTGCTCGTCATCTCAGAGGTGAAAACATTCCATATGAAGATGGTTGTCAAGGTTTAGCTGTTGATGCTTGGGGTTCAAGAACTGGTATTGAATGGGCTCAGAAAAAATTAGAACAGATAAGAAAAGACAAGAATGGAAATAATTGATTGGATATTGGTAACCATTACGGGTATAAGTGGATTCTTTTTGGGAATGAGAAAAACTCAAAAAGAAACTGACTCTATATCAATTCAGAATGTTGCATCCACACTTAATGTTTATCAAGATATCATTGCGGATTTGAAAGTTCAAATCAAAGAAATGAAAGAAAAGATGGAACAGATGGATAAGACAATCCACAAACTCCAAGAAGAAAATAAAAAACTTAATGCAATGATTAAGAAAAATGGACAATAATTTAATGGATGGAGTACCAGTATTTGAAACAATTGAAGAGGCTATCGCACAAGCACAAAAACTTGGATGTAAGGGTTATCATCCACATCAACATGAAGGAAGAGAAGTTTATATGCCATGCGAAGACCATGACCAAAGCTTAGACATTATAGATTCGAAGGGGCAAGATATTGAGGATGTCTTGGAAGATAACGTCATTGTAGGAGTTAAGATTGTAAATGACCCTGAAGAAGTGAGCAAACGTTATATGAAACGTTTAGCTAATTCAAATCTTAGTGGTCAAAAATTTTATAGAATTGTCTCCAACCCGAATGAGCCATCTCTGTTGGATAGTGCAACCAAAAGATACAGATACATTTATGCTCCTGGTGAAGGAGCACCCGATTTGATAGATACTTCAAGAAGCTTCTGCACAAGAATGATGGGTGGAGTACAAAAGGTGTATCGTTACGAGGACATATTAGATTTATCCGCTCAACTTGAAGTTGAAGATACTGCACGTAAAATTATACCACGTCCAAAAAACTCAGGACCCGTTGATATATGGGTTTGGAAAGGTGGCGCAGGATGTCAACACCGCTTCATTGAATTAGTTTTAGAACCAAGAGGATACATTCCAAATAACGCACAAAATGCTCAAAGAATTGCGGAATTTGAGTCTCCGGCAGGTGGTAATACAGGACAGATTAATATAACCCCCAACTATGCAAGCGGATTTGCTAAAGTTGGTGAAAGGGGTGGTATTGTCAAAAGTGAAAAAGCTCCCAAGTCAGATACACCAAATAGAAATCCCAAAGGAGAGGGTACCGCAAAAGGTGATGCTCGTTCAACAAGAGGTGCTGAGGTGAGTGCTCGTGTTGAAAAGATATTAGAAGATAAGGTAAAAGATTTCAACGACAGATATAAAGAAAAATTGGGTTATGGAGCAAACAAAGGTGCTTTGAAATCCGTTTATCAAAGGGGGGTTGGAGCTTATAACACTTCACATTCACCTGAAGTGAAGTCTGCAGAACAATGGGCGTTAGCAAGAGTTAACGCATTTCTTTATCTTTTGAGAAATGGTAGACCTGAGAATAGCAAGTATGTCAACGATAATGACTTACTACCTAAAGACCATCCGAAATATTCGAAAGAAGAATTTGATTACAATGTTTCATCACTATCCCCGTATGCGGTAACTTCAGGAGATACCGAAATAGAGGAGGTATTCATCAACAAAAAACCTTACGAAAGAAAAGATGCATATCTTGCTCGTTGTATGGAAGCTCTTGTTGGTGAGTTTCCTGATTCCAAACAAAGATATGCGGTTTGCAATTCAGATTGGGAAAGCTTCAATGCGATGGAATTGGACATTTATGGTTATCCAACTGAACATTTTTATATTTGCCCTGGTGCTAAAGCAACATTCATGGAGATTATGAGTGTTGACAATGATGAAGATACTATTGGAATGATAAGGTCTGCAGCTCTTATTGCTGATAAAATTTTCGATATTGAAGAAGATGCCATCGAAGATGGAAAAGCATCACCAAAAGATTTGGAATTAGCTAAATTATTGGTTGATGACTATAAGGATTTGATTGGGGAAATTGCAAAGATACAAGGAAAGGAATATAATGTTGATTACATGGATGGTCACATTGATACAATATCCAAATTCGTAGTTTCAGAAATGTTCAGAAAAAATTTGGATAGGGGCATTGTTGTCGACATCGAGGGAGCTCTCATTAAAGATGGTCAACCTATTATGAAGACCATTGAATATCTTGAGGAAATGAGTGACCGATATAAGATTATTTTAATAAGTGGTCGTCCTGAAAGCAAATTACAAGAAACAATTGATGAACTTGAAGAATATGGTATCGAATATGATGAGATATACCTTCAAGATTTATCTGAAGACACAACAGGAGACGTTGCAATGAGATTCAAGACCAACAAGGTCAAGAAACTAATGCAATCTGGTTTCAACATCTCAGAGATGATAAGTGCTGACTCAGGTACTTTGGCTGCTTTAGAACAATTGGGTATTGGTCTATACTATCCTGAAGAGTTGGATGTTTTATTTAGACCCACAGCCTTTGCAAAAGGCAAAGCCTTATTTGAAACTCAAGAGGAAGCTTTCGAGTATTCAATGTTTTGTGGATGTGGGGGATATGTTTCTGATTATATGTTCAAAGGACAGAAATTGTTTATGTCCTGTGGAGATTATAAAAAGGAGCCACAAGCTTTCTCAATGGAAGAAGATAAACGAATTATTTATGCACCTGTGATGGTGCCTGGAAAAATAATTCCACGAATGGATGAATTTGGACAAAAATATTTTGTGACCTTCACTCCCGAAGTTATTGAGAAAATGGCTTACAAATACATGAAAGAAAAGAGGACTGACCAAGTCAACTATGAACATTCTGACCAAAAGTTTAAGGATGTTTATATGGTTGAGAGTTGGGTAATCAATTCTGATAATGATAAGGCTTATAACTTTTTTGAGAAAGACGACTTGCCCATTGGTACTTGGATGGCAGCATTCAAGGTAGATAGTGATGAAGTTTGGAACAATTATGTTAAAGCCAACAAAGTGAAAGGAGTTTCCTTGCAAGGAAATTTTCTATACACAAACTAAACACTATTTATTTGTAAATAAAATTATGGAATCAAACATTCTATTAAGAATCTACAAAACCCTTGGACTTAAATTGAACGAAGAGAAGTTTGCAATGACTAAGTTGATGGATTCTGATATCACCGTTACCAACAATAAGGAAACGGATTTTGAGATTGGAGAACAAATCTACGTTATGAAGAACGGACAAGAATTAGAATTAGCACCTCCAGGGATGCATGTTTTGTCAGATGGAAGAAAAATCCGTTTGGACGAAGCATCAAAATTAGAAGAAGTTATGGAAACCACTGAGGATTCAAGAGTCGCAACTGCTGACGATGAAGTTAAAAACCTCAAAGAAGAACTTACCAAAGTTGAGGATACCAAAGGTCAAATCTTGGAATCAGACACTTTTGATGTTGGTGAAAAGGTATTTGTAATGGATGGTGACGAAGCTAAACCTGCTCCTGATGGTGAGTATGAGTTTGAACTTCGTGACACATCAGGAAATGAAAATAAAATCAAAATTTTCGTTAAAGATGGTGTTATCACCGAAAGAGAAAATGTGGAGATGATGAAAGTCAATCCTCCTACCATTGACGAACTCATGGGCATGAAAGAAGATATTTCAATGATGAAAGTCGCAATGGAGGAGATGTTGGGTTATCTTCGCACAAGAGAAGAATCAATGTCAAAAGAAATGTCAGACATTCGTAAAGATTTTGAAAACTTCAAAAAATCGCCTGCTGCAGCTCCAATCAAGCAGGAGAAAAATGTTCATCAAACTTTTGCAGATTGGAGATTTGAGCAATTAAAAGCTTTAAGAAACTAAAAATAAAATAAAAATAAAATCATGAAAAAAAGATTTGAATTTTCATATGACCTTTCTCAATTGCAGACTTGGTCTTTGGAAAATGCGAACGAGATGTTCATCAAGACCATTCTTGGTGAAACTCTTCCAAGATACGGAACAATCCGTGCAAACATCCGTGGAACGGAGCAAGTGGGTGTAATGACCAACGACGTTATCTTCCAAGATGGAGACCTTTGTGGGTTCAATCCGTCAGGAGACACCACCATATCTCAGGTGACAATTGAAACGTGTAGTAAGAGAATTAATCAAAGTTTGTGCCCCTACACGCTTTATGACTACTACTTAACTCAGCGTTTGTCTAACTCAAACTTCCAAGAGGAAGTTCCGTTTGCTGAATTGTTGACTCAAGACGTGTCAAACAGAGCTGCTGACCAAATCGAGAAGCAACTTTGGAGAAACACAAAGGCTACAGGTGCTACTATCTACAACTCAGCTTGTTTTGATGGTGTATTGGCATTGGTTACCACTGGTAACGGAGCTACGCAGATTTCTTACACTGCAACCACTCCTTCAAACGCACTTCAGGTGTTCTCAACCCTTTACTCAAACCTTCCTGTAAACGTTGTACACAGAGACGACATCGTTATCTTCTGTTCATATGCAGACTACAGAAACCTTATCCAAGATATGACCTTGAAGTCATACGTGAACTTGTTCACTGTTGATTCTCGTGGTGCTGCTCAAGGAGAGATTTGGGCTGTTCAACTTCCTTCAACTAACGTTCTCGTAGTTCCAACACAAGGTTTGGATGGTCAAAACGCAATGATTATCGGTCCTTCTTCATACTACCAAATCGGTTTCAACGCAACTGAAAACGGTGGTATCGAACTCAAGCAAGTTTACGACCCATATGAGGACATAGTGAAGGTTATGGCTCGTATGGTATACGGACTAGGAATTTTTGATGTCGGTGCATTCGCAATCGCAAGATAAACTAACTTAATATACTAAAATAAAATGAGTTGTTATTTAGACCAAGATTTCGTCTTAGATTGTAGAACTGGTTCTACCGGCGGATTGAAACAAGTATGGATACTTGGTTCAACAGGATACACCATTTCTGGTTACACCACAAATGCTAATGATGAAATCCTAAGTGTAAGCGGAGTAGGAACATGGTTCTCTTTCCAATTACCAAAGCAGTCGGCTTCATTGACCGAAACCATTGCAGTTAACGATACTGCGATGTCAGTTACTTTCCAACCGTCTGTAACTCTTAACCTTCCTAAGTTGGATTATCAATTGCGTAAAGCGTTTGTAGATGTTGTTTCTTTGAATGACATTTACTTGGTGGCACTTGACAATAACGATAGATATTGGATGGTATTCCTCGAAAATGGAGGAGTAGTTATGGAGGGAACCCTTCAGTCAGGTCAAGCTTATTCTGACCTTAACGGTGCAACATTGGTAATCAATGGTGGTGAACCAACTTCAATCCGTGAGATTGACGTTACAACCTCTATCGATGCAGTTTTCACTGGCGGTGGATTCACTTGGAACCCCTAATAATTTATAATTAAAAAAAAGAATGGGGTAGAAATACCCCATTTTTTAAGCCACAGAGTCAAATGGGTGAGATAATCAGAAATACACAATTCATAGATTGGTTGGGAGAACAGAGACCTTTTTATGGAAATTTTGTCGGTGCTACACCTGACAGTCCTTTACCGAGTCCTACACCTACAATAACCCCGACAAATACTGGGACACCTAATTCAACACCAACACAGACTCCAACTCCAACACAACTTTATAGTACAGAATATCAAAATATTCTAAATTATGCCCAAGGTCAGGGCTATACAGTTCCAAGTGATGGGCAAAAAACTTTACAAAATCAATTAATACTTGATTTAATAAGTAATAATGTATGGAACTTTTTAGATTTCTTATACATTACCGCGACTGATGGTGACGAAGATTATGCTAAAATAAATTGGATAAATCCGGGTTCATATACTCTTGTGGATTCAGGTAGTCCAACTTTTACAACTAATAGTGGATTTACTGGTGATGGGCTAGGTGCTTACTTGGATACTAATTTCAATCCAACTACTGTATTGGGTACGCGTGTTAGAAACAGTATGGGAGCTTGGGTTGATTTAACAGGAGGAGATGCAAGATGTGTAATGGGAAGTTTTGTCACAAGAAGACAACACATTCTGCCAAAGTTTGTTGCTGTTGGGGGCGGTGCTTTTTTTGGAATAGATACTACTTCTACTGAAAATCCAACTGCTGGTGTCTTATCCCAAACAAGTGGATTATGGGAAACAGTAAATCTATCCTCAATTAATCAAATCAAACTATATGTCAATGGTGTAGACCAAATTAGTCCAGGATTGACATATACATCAGGAACTATGGATAATGGGGATATTTTCCTACTTGCCCGAAATACATCAGGAAGTCCTAATCTATATTCTGATGCCACATTAAAAGCAGCTTATTTGGGGACTGAAGATGTATATTTGAATGATATTTACACTCCATTGGATAATTATATCAATTCTATTTAATATTTAAGATAAAGGGTCTCAGATGATAATTTTACAGCAAAACACAAATAATCAATTTCCTGCTACGGTCTCAATGAATGTGACTATTAGCAATCCTGTTTATTTGTTTGAATTTCAACATAAATTATCAAACGAATTTTGGTATATTATACCATATAAAGTCCCAACAGCATATTCAAAACCAAGTTATGACTTGTTTAATATGGCTGTTGACTTCAACACACCTGAGTCATTTACCAATAACACAGCAACATCGGGAAATTTGCATTTAATTCCTGGTGAATATTTGGTCAGAGTTTTTCAACAAACTTCAACAAGCAATCTTGACCCCCTCCTTTCACAGGGGGAAATATATCAGATATTAGCCAAGGTTGACGCAACAGATATAATTTGCACTCCTGAACCTCCTTATGAAGGTGGTTTCGATGATGAATGGATTGTTTATGACGAATGTCAGCCAACTCCTGTTGTTTCTGTAAGTGCAACTGCCAGAGTAACTCCGAGTCCAACTTCTACGCCAACGGTAACACCCACAAACACACAAACTCCAACCAATACCCCTTCGAATACTGCAACCAACACGCCAGTACCTTCACAGACTTCAACTGCTACTCAGACACCTACGAATACTCCAACTAATACTTCAACGCCATCACATACTCCTACTCAGACAAATACTCCTACAAACTCAGCGACCGCTACTGCAACCCCCACGGAAACTCCGACAAATACACCAACGAATACAAATACCCCAACTCCATCACCTACTTCACCACCTATCGATTGTTCTTGGAGTGGAACAACTTCTTTGTGGGAAAATAATATCAACGATTGGCCAGAATGTAGTAGATTGCCTGAACCTACACCTTCTTCTACTCCGACCACGACTCCAAGCCCAACACCTATTCCTGTCACCCCTACTATGACCCCGACAAATACTGAGACACCAACTAACACACCAACGAATACATTGACTCCGACTCCGAGTGTGAGTCCTGTACCAATAATTTCGTTCTTGGTAAGTAGTGGAGCTACACAAGGGGATGCTTGTGGTACTGGTGCATATTTCTATGTTTACGCTGAGGATTTAGGTAACTGCGCTGGTTGTTTACCATCGACTTGTTGGGCTTGTTTGACAACCGCACAACAAGTTTATTCCGACCCATTATTAACTATTCCTGTTGGAGATGGTTATTATATGAATGAAACGCAAACAGGACAATATCAAACTTGGTATATTGTTGGTGGATTCCCACAACCTGCTGGATTTGATTCTTGTCCTTTTGGTCCGACTCCCACACAGACTTCGACAATGACAATGACTCCAACCAATACCTCAACACCCACAAACACAATAACTCCGACGCAAACCCCAAGTGGAACTAATACATTCTGTTCAACATATGTGATGGACCCTGACCCACAAGCTTCTTGGAGTTACAATAGATGTGATGGAACTTTAATTCAAAGATTTGGGGAAACAACTACTTATACAGAATGTGTAAGAAATGGTACTTTGAATATTCTATCAGGTACTTTGATAATAACAGATTTAGGTCAATGTACGTAAAAAAAAATTAAAAACAAAATGAGTTCATTAACTTCACAACAAATCAATCAGAGCTACGCAGGATTGATTAAATTAGCAGACTCCACTACGGGAGTCACAGATAACTTACAGACCATTCAAGATGGTCTTGGAAACGATTTGCCGTTGAAGATTAAGAACGGACAAATCCAAGGACAAAACATTTTCAGTTTTGGATATTTCATTCCTGATTATGAAGGAATTGGTTTCACAGCGACTGCATCTCAATTTCCCGCAAATTCACAAAATGTTTTAATAGCAATACCTTTTTATAATGCGGGTTTGAATAGTTATTCAACAATAAACTATAGAGTCCAAACCGCTACCACATCAAGTGATACCGCTGAATTGTCTTTTTATACCGCACAATTCGTAGCTGGTTATGGATTACAACCTAAAGATTTGGTGTTATCAGGTATTTCTTTGGAAACTGGAACAACAGGGCTCAAAGCAACCTCTTTACCTTCAACTTTATCATTTTCAGGATTGGGTTCAGGAATCTATTTTGCGGTATTAAAAGTTACCAATAGTGGTGTTCAACCTACTGTTCGTTTTAGTGTAGACCCTGGTGTTGGTTTACCAGGTATTTGGGCTGCACAACTTGGTTATCAATTCGATGCATCGGGAGCTGTAATGTTATCACCATCCAAACAAACAGGAACTGGTGCTTTCAGGAATTATATGATTTATTCTTCCCTATCGACATATAAGACATCATTTGATGCATCTGATTTTTCAGGGGGTGTTTTGAATGCAACCTACAATGGTTTTGGTTTTACTCTTACTGTTATAAAATAAAATAATATTTATCAACATGGCACAAGTTAGAGCTTATAATCAAACATTCGCACAAGTAGACCCCGTTAACAGATTTGACGAGGGTATTACAAAACAACAACCCTTTGTGAGTTGGGGGATAAATAACCATTACGTAAATGGTTTATACAATAGTGTGGATTTTTCACCTATTCATAATGCATGTTTGAGAAGTAAGCAAACTAACGTTGTTGGTAGAGGTTTCACCACTGACTATAGGGTCAATGAAACTCAAACCTTAAATGACATATTCCCGTACATTGTTTATGAATACTTGGTTACGGGTAATGTTTTCTTGCAGACCGTATGGAAAAATTCGAGAATGGATGGACTTGCAAGTATCCATTACATTCCTTCAAAATATGTAAGGGTTGGTAAGGAACTAAATGCCAATCATTTGCCAATTAACTTTTGGTATTCGAGAAACTGGCTCGAATGGAAAAAAGAAAAAATTATTGAGTTCAAAGCATTTGACCCTGCAGATAATTTGGAAGGTTCACAAATGACTTACATTCGTCAGTACAATCCAAACTATCTTTTCTATGGAGCACCAGAGTGGTTGTCTGTATACAATGATATTTTATTGAACCACGAGATAACTCGTTTTAACTTAGCGAATATCGTAAATGGATTGACTCCTGGACTTTGGGTTCACTTCCCAAATTCTCAACCTCAAACTCAAAGAGAAGAAGTTGAATTGCTCGAGAAGATTGAAGCTCGTTATATGGGAGCTGAAAATGCAAATAAGGTTATCCTAACATTTTCTGATGATATGGATTCCAAGCCTGATATCACCCAACTCAACAGAAATGTTTCTGAGGGGTATTTCTCTGACATCTTTGAACTAATTCAAAGACAGATTTTGGCTGGTCACAGAATCATTGATGGCTCATTGATAGGATTGCCAGCACCAGCAGGATTTTCAAATCAATCTCAACAGACCCAAGAAGCGTTCAGAATATTTATGAATACCTGTATAGCTCCCATTCAAACCTTTTTGATAAGAGAATTAACCCCCATCATCCAACTTCTTCACCCTGACCAAGAAGTGAGGTTGGAGATAATTGATAATCAACCCGTAAATCAATAATGGCAAGAGTCTTATTTATTTCTGAAAACAAACTCAAAGAACAAACTGCAATCAACGAGCAGGTAGATTCTCGTGAGTTAAGAACCGCAATTCTGACGGCTCAGGACATTAATGTGCAAAATACATTGGGGGAGAGGCTATATGAACAAATCGAATACCTAATCACATCGGGAGATATCAATCTTCCTGCATTTATTCATTACAAGAATTTGCTTGATGATTACATTCAGCCACTAACAATACACTATTCTTACTTTTATGCCTTGGATAATTTCCTGGTAAAATTTATGGCAGCAGGTTTGGTGCAAAACAGAACTGAGCAGGGTAACGGGATTGACTTCAAGATGTTTGAATACATGAAGAATTCAGCCCGTGACACTGCTCAGTGGTACGATAACTTAATCAGAAAATGGTTATGTGCAAATCAGAATCTATATCCTGAATACACCGAAGATAACGGAGATGGAAAAATTGCTCCTGAGAGATTCAATCCTTTTGGAAAAGGAATGGCTTTACCATTCCCTGTTTATTGCAAAAACTACGACCTATTTTATTTCGGTTCTAACGCCGCAAGATTAGCTAGATACCCAAGGATATAACCGAAGGGGAGAAAGTCTCTTAAATCGAAGAAAAACGACCAAATTCGGGGTGTTATGCTTGACACTCTGTTGCGTGCAAACCAAGGTCGGTCAAAGAATAGAGATTTTTCAATCCTTCGTGTCGGATAACGGTGAGATATCCCCCCATTTCAAGATACTTAACTCTATTCCAAAATGTTTTTTCATTCATTGAAAATTCATTTCGGTTTAACCATGCAACCCTTTTACCTTGGTTTCTTAGGTTCATTAGGATTTTTATGTCGTTTCGATAAAGCTTTTTGGATTTCATTTTGATACTTTTTTAAGAATTGTTGATGGACATTACCTGTGGTATTATATCCCATTTGTTCCAACAAATCAATAGTATCTTTTACATCATCTTCATCTACCTTGTTTAACTTAAGGTATGAAGTGTCAATTTTATCAAGGGAGGGGTCTTTTTTATTCCTTGGAGTCTTATGTAGGTTCTTAGCTCTTGAACACGATGAAAAGATTCCGAAGGGTCTTGTTGGTGCTTTATAAAAAGCATCATAAGGGTGGTAATCATTGCATTCACTACAGAAATACCTCCAACCATCGTCGGTCATAATTCGTTGAACCACAAATCCTAAAAGTCTTTCTCGTGTCGATGCCATATTAAAAAAGGAGGGGGTAGGTAAAAACCCACAATCGTTGTGGGAAAAAAAAGCAAGCAGTACCAATAAGAAAAGTTACCCCCTCCTTGAAATAAATATAAAGTTTTATAAAAAAAAACAGAATAATAAAAAAGTTGTAAAAAAAACTATTGACTTTTATTTACAAAATCTAATCATTGGGGAGGGGATAATAGGGGTGGGGCAAGAACTCACTTAAGAACTTAGATAAATAAAAAGATTAGATACTGGTTAGTTAGTTCATTAATTAGATATAATATATCTTTTGACCAAGGTGTGCTCAACCCATTCGTTTTGAACAAAAAACGTTTGTCGTGATAGGGGTTATCCCGTCAAAAAAAAGATACAATTACGACAAATTTACTCACTATTACGACACAATTTTTGACGGGATAATAAAAACGGCTTGTTTTGTTGAATTTTATTCATTATGTTTTCTTCAACATTAAAAATGAAAATCATGAAAACTATTACACAACTTATCCTAGAAGGATACAATACGACCGGAAAACTTGAAGAAGTCATGAAGGAGTCAAATAGAACCATTCAACGACTTTTATCTGACCTTGTTGAAAGTGGGGGTATAGTTAGAGAAGGTTCAGGACCTTCAACATTCTATAGAGTATTAAAAGCTACCCCTCAACCAATGGAAATTATAGATAAGATGAGACTGGTACACCAACAAAAATCTATGGATAGGAACTATAGAAAATTAGACAGGGAAATTAAATCTGATTTATTATTAACTTGGTACATTGATAACTTTCCTGGTATGGTTGAAGACTATGATGAGAAAAAACATCAAAAAAGTATTTACGAAGCAATCATTCAACTTGAAAAAGAACTATAAAAAAAAAGAGCTAAATTCGTAGTTTTTGCACCATGAGAAAAAAAGAATTATGTATCGTTGAAGCATCCCGATGGTTCCAAACCAGGTTCAACGAAAAACAAAAAGATTACATCTTCAACCAATTGGAAAACTCAGATAAAGCCCATACCATCCTTTTGGAATTCTATGAGCACCACAATCCTGATAACTTCAAGAGAAAACAATTTTTTTCTGTCATTGATAAAATTTACCCTTTATTCATAAAACGAAACAAGTTATATTTATATCATAGGTAATCTCCCATAGGTTACTTGTTTTAGGAGTTTAGGGGGGGGTTGAGAGACCCCCCTCTTTTAATAAAAAGAGAATGGAATATTTGTTTTTCGATGACCCAATCAATTGGGATTACTTAATGAGTTTGACTCCAAAGCAGAGGACTCGCATCATGCCACAAACCGTGGAGGAGATGCATCAGTATTCAATCGACAAAGCTCGTTATTCAAATAAACAGAATAATATAAAGGGAGTTGGTTACTGGCACTTCAGAAGATTCATTCAACTCAATGAGAAGTATGAACAAGCCTTGAACACCGAAATCCAAGAAGAGATTGATTACTTCTACAAATTGTTTATGGCTTACAAAGACCGACAAGAAAACAATTATGCAAAGTATTCACCATCTTCACATGGGTACAAACACCCATTTAGAAATACCTACGAAAGAAAGTATTCCAACAAAGACAAAAAAGAAGCTGAACAAAATGATTAAAGGAAACTCACCACAAGGTAGAACCTTCAAGCTACTTGCAACCTACGACAATGTTGCATTCAAAGCCACAACCATCAAATACAATCCAATGAAAACTCTGACCTTAGAAGTCAGATTTTGGTACGATAAAACTGATGTGGAGAATCCAAAGAAAGATTTGGAAACAATGTTTAGAGAAGTTAAAAGAACACTATTCTACAGAAGTGGGGACTTCTATGATGTGGATAAGTTAATCTCAATTGCAGATTGGCCCAAAGCACTATCCTTAGAAACACCCAAAGCATTCGTAATGTTTGAGTTCACCCTGTTCCCAACAAAGAAGTTTGAAAGTGATTTAGAAATATCTCAAGAGATGACAGCACTTTGTGCAAGAATTCATCAAGATACATTCAGAGACAGACACAACATAAGCAAAAGCAAAAGAGAATTATACAATGTGTAATTGCAAGAAAAACAAACCCAACAACCTCGATAATAGAGTCGTTTTAGAAGACATTAGAACTGCATATAACACAATCACCACCAAGGGGAAAGAAAATCTCTCAGAAGGGGACTGGTTATATTTATATGAGGTATATTCAAGAGCTTACCCAAGTTCAAACGGAATACCAAATAAAGACGATTTGGTAAGTGTTTTGGAAAAAGCCAGCCAACTAAAAACAGCATATAGATAATATGTCCGCAAAAAAAACAATGGAAACACTCCCCCCAAATTGGAGAGAGATGTTAATTCAAATTGGTAGAGAAGGGGGAATGCCCGTTCATTTCGCAAATGCACTTGGTATGTCCCGTCCAACCTTAACCAGATTTGAAAACGACTACGAAGAGTTTGCCGAAGTAATGGAAGAGGCAAAAAGATATTCCGAAGAATGGTGGATTACCAAAGCCATGGAAGCATTCGAAGGAGGTAAGAGCAAAATGTTCAATCAACATTTATGGGGTTTTATAATGAAAAACAGATTCCCAATGGATTGGAAAGATAAAACAGAAATGGATATCACATCCAATGGAAAGGAAGTCAATCAGGCTCCCATTCAAATTGAAATTATCAAATCTCAAGACAAATAAGACATACCTAAATTGCTTCCTTATACTTGAGATAATCCTCCACTCGGTCCAAAGTGGGGGATTTTTTTTGCCAGAAAATTTTGAAAAGTTCATTTTCAATTTTCATTTTTTGTCCCAAGGTTTGTAAAAAAAAAAGTATCAAATTCGTAATTTTGCTTGGTCTGAAAAAAATTTGAATAGGGTGCAAAAAATAGAATCCAGTACCTTGTATAACATAGTAGTGGGTATAGGGCAGGTTCCCTTAGAACTCCTCAGCCATCTTTTGGATACCCGCCCTTGATGTCTTAACGACCGAAATTATGTAGGACAAATCTACGGCAAAAAAACTTTACAAACAATAGTTGATTTACTATTGACCTGTGGTGGTTTATGATTATGTTTGAGGTATGAAAACAATACTAATAATCATTGCCTCTTGTGTGGTGGTGTTTACCTCAATGAACTTATTGTTTTTGCTGGGTATTGCAGATTTTGGAATTGGTGAAAAACCCTGCAAATGTGATGAAGATAAAGAAGAAGATAAAAACTTCAGCAAACCTTTACTGAATTCACTCATTAAGGCTCTTGAGACCTACAACATCAAACACAACACCAAGGGATTAGCCAAGGAGGTTATTGAAGAAAACCCCGAAGTCACCGACTTGGAACAACTAATAAATCTAACCTTAAAAAAAATACGAGAAAAGTTCCGCCAAAATTTGGTGGAGTAAAATATGTTTCGTATCTTTGAACTAAACAAGAAAAAAACCAACTATGAAAAACACATCTTTTATCAAGGACAACTTCAAGTCCTCAACACTACCAAGACTGAAGGCTGACTACGGCTATAAGTCAAATAAGGAAATCAACGAATGTCCTTATCTTACTTACTCACGTTTGTTTATGTACAACCCCACCTTTGCTCAACACCTATTGTTTGAGTATATGGAGCACTGCAAGCGCACGGGCAAGATGGCTGACCCAACAACCCTGAGAATTATACCAACCAAAACCTACACTCAAGTCTCGGAGGAACTTGATGTATTCGACCTAACCTCCACAATCTAATCTAAACTCTAAAAACAAAAACAAACTATGGAACTATCAAAACTTGAAATCAAAAACATTGACACCATTCTAAACGACTCAAACCAATATGGTGTTAGTCAACTATATGGTCTTATGATTGACCTATGGCAAAACGGAATTAAACCCGAACAAGTCGGATGGGTCGGGAAATACCTTGAACCCCAACTAAAAACCTTTACCCATAATCAGCAGGGGACACTGATTTACTC